AGTTTGTCAGCAAAACTAAGTTTTTCGAAGTTATGATTTTCTACTAAAATATCGGCAACGGTTCCTTTACCACTGCCGATTAAACCGCATATACCAATTATCATACGCTACTCCGTAAATTGTTATTTTTTACAGTTTAGCGTAAATTTTAAGAAAAGTCAACCAATAATAACGCCGAGGCCCATTTGACCTTCAGCATAGTATTTGAGGTCATCTTCTAGTTTGTCCATTGCCATTTGTGCATCGTTACGCAGGGCGTCTGCGTTAAGACTTGTACCGCCTTGTGGTCCAGCAATAGTATTAAACTTACCTCTTGCTTCTGCTAGCATTAGTTTAGCATGTGCTAGTGCAAAATCTTTAACCCAAGGACCACTATATGGATCTAGTAATAGTTCTTCATCACTACGTTGTTTATAAACATGTAGATAATATGTGTCTTTTGATTTAATTTTTCTTTGAAGAAATAGTTTTTTAGTAACAGTGTTCCAAGTAAACATAATCTGTTCACCAAATAATTTACCTAGTGTTTCTCTATGCTGACTCAGAGCATCAAATGTAGCCATTCCGCCTGCTCTGCCACTGTGTAATAGATAGCTATTTAAATATGCACTTTCGAATGGTTCAATATCTGCACCATTACCGGTTAATGTTCCGCTACTACGACGATAGATATCATATACGTCAACTATACTATTATCTAATGTGTAGTCACTAGTATCTACTACTACCTCTAGTGGAATAAATGTTTCTTCAACTGAATTTTCACTACGTTGTCTGTATTTTTCAAAACTTTTATCAATACTCAATTCATAATGCTCAGGGTCAAGTTCTACATCGACCATTTGACCACCTAATCGTAGTTCAATCTCTTTTGTTAAATCATCTCTCTGTGCCATACTAATATTTATCCGTTATAATAATCCGCAGTGTACTTGAGCAGTTGTTTAATTTCTTTACTGCTTGGTTCGAAAACAGTTCTATACCTAGCATAACTAGGCAAATCATTTTTATATGCTTCTGGGTTTCGTAATACTTGTTCTGGATTATCAGTATCTTTTATTTCGCTAGCAAGGTCACTGCCGTATGCCATAAGTTCATGTGGATCACGCAAATATTCACGCATCCAATCTTTAGGATCTCCAGTTTTATTTGCTAACTCGGTACCTTTTTGGTGACCACTTTTCATTTTGTTAACTCTGTCCAATCCAATCTTGGTATACTGATTCCAATGGATAGTTTCGTGTGCAAGCATACGCATTACAATTTGTTTGAAAGTTTTTGGACCATACTTGCCTGCAAGATTCTTTGTAAACAAATACACTTGCATAAATTTACCATCTTTGTCTATGCCAGCTTCTGCACTGATCCATTCATTTGGATCTTCACGTTCTTGGTCAACAGCAAAAAACTCTATAGGTAAATTGTTTTGATTGTTTGAGTTAAGTATTTCTTCTAGTTCGTCTATGTCGTCAACATCATTACTATCGTCTAAGTAGTCTTGATACTCTTCGATACTGTCGTCGAGAATTTGCTCAACCTGACTCATAAACTTTTTGTCAGGTTCTACCCGTGCTTCGACTATCTCGTAAACTTTCATACAAGTATTTATTTGAATGCTTTTAGAATAATTGTATCGGCATTGAACCTGCCATTCATTTTAGTTTCAGTTGTTTTGAGATATCCAAACTGTGCTTTTAGTTTGTGTTTAGTGACCCTTTTCCAGTTAGGCAGTATTTCTTCTGGCTTACGAACTGTTTTCTGCAAGCTACGAGTTTCGCTAAAGTGTTGTAGTGTAGTTCCTTTAACTTTAAACTGTGCATGGTCTTCTGCGTAATAAATGCCTATCTTACGATTCTTTGTGTTAAACACTACTACCGCAGTTGCATCAATGATTTCACTTGGGTTAACACTAGCAATACCAAAGTCTCCATCACTAGGCTTAAACTTGAGCTTCTTAACCAACTCTTGGGCACTTTTAACTTTGGGTTTACGCACTGCACGATTTTGTTTTTGCTCTGCTTTCATAATATCGATAGCATCATATAGTCGCTTGTAAAAGTCTGTAAGTTCTTTTATCTGTGCTTTGGTATAAGTTGCATATCCCTCTGCAAGTTGTTGTTGCAGGTCATCACGTTTCTTAGGAGTAGGAAGATCAGCTAGTTCTTGTAGTTCTTCATAACTACCACTATACCAGTTTGTTACAAAACGCAAGTGTCCTAGATTAATTCCATTCTTCTTAAACAGTTTAATAGGATGTACATCTTTTAGAGGATTAGCTTTAGGATCACGCATCCAATCATCTAGCCATTCGTCTAGCTCGCCTGTTTTTTCTTCAGCCGCTTCTTGCAAACGTTCCTGTATGCTAGGTATATACACATTTTTATTTGTAGATTTTTTCTCTTCAACAATAAGTTTGCCAGCTTCTACTAGTTCATTAACTTTGGGTTTGATGTAGTCTGTCAGAGGAGCAATATCGCCGCCTGTGCCAGGACATGCTTGCCAATATTCCTGTTCTTTTTCGTTATAATCTGGACATCCATCTAACAACATACGACAGTAGATTCCTACTAGTCCTTCATGTTTGGCGGCTTTCTTTGCATTTGAAATATCTGATCTACTATAATCATTTTGTTTCATCCAAGTAAACAGGTGTTCTATGTTTTCATTATGCTTATAGTTCATATACCAGAAATCATTATTATGACGTTTTAGTCTGTGAAACTTATCACCAGATAAATTTTCCCAACCTTCAAAGCCCGGTGCTTGCAGTCCACGCTTGCTGATACGCTTCAGTGGTGTTTTCTTTTTAACTGCTCGACCTGTAATTTTATTCACTCTAGCCATAAGAGTCTCCTCAAAATGTTTCTGTGTCTATATACGATTATATACGATTATATACGATTTGTCAACCTTGTAAATCTACGAGTTCCCAAACTTTGTGTTTATATCTCCGGTGCTATCATCATAACAGTATCCGTCTGTTGCATTGAACTCTCCTTTGATTGTTTCTAAAATAAAGTTACATTGTTCTAATGTTTGTAGACCATACACAGCCGTTGCATCCAATGTCATGTCCATGTCAGTTGACAGTAATAAGAATATGAATATTGTCTTCACTGGTATTCCCTTCGAAGTTTTCTTACTAATATAACACCGTTTGCTTATTTGTCAACCTTGTAGATTCACGATAAATAACTGTATGCCAAGATTAAGTTTATATAAACCGACCAAAACTAACGATTATCACTACATGGATAACTCTATCCGTGAGCAGTTTAGTATCGGAGGTACCGGAGTTCATGTACACAAATACATAGGACCAGCAGTAGGTAATGATAAGAATGACCCCAGCCAGCCCAACTATCTCAGTGGAACAGAAGTAGATCCACTTAGTGGGGAAGAAGTTAACGTAGGCGGTGTTATAAACGAAACAAAAATACAAGACTTGCTGTTTATGGAAAATAGAGACCGCAAGTATGATCAAGACATTTATGATTTACGTGGTGTCTATAATGTTCAAGACACAGATTTTGATTTAACACAGTTTGGATTATTTCTAAGTAATGATATGCTTTATATGACATTTCATATGAATGAAATGGTAGATATTGTAGGAAGAAAACTAATGCCTGGTGATGTACTAGAACTTCCACATCTTAGAGATGCACTATTGTTGAGTAATGATAAGAAAGCTATTAACAAATATTACGTTGTAAATGATGCTAATAGAGGCGCAGAAGGTTTTAGTCAAACGTGGTATCCCCATATTTGGCGAGTTAAATTATCACCATTAACAGACAGTCAAGAATACTACGATATACTCGGAGACAGTGATGATGCAAATAGTCTCAAAAATGATCTTAGTACATATAAAACAGAATTTAATATTAGCGATGCTATTATTTCTGCTGCAGATGCTGAAGATCCAAACGGAACAAGTCTAACAGATCACTTGTTTGGCTATGATCATCCAACAGCTGGTGGTATTGTTAACAAAGATGATAGCTACACACATGGCGAGTCAATTACAGCCGGAGACCAGTTTCCAAGTACACCCAATGAAGGCGAGTACTTTATTAGAAACGACTTTAGCCCTAATAGATTATTTGTTAGGCGTGGTAATAAATGGCATAGACTATATGATAATATCACAGATAAAACTTGGACGGACATAACTTACAATGCTAGCGGATTTATTAACAATGCAGATCGCACTACTGTGGTAGATAATCAAGAAACAAAAGAACAAACTCCACTTAGTGAAGTAATTAAAACAAGAGCGGATAATACATAATGGCATATCAAACTAGTAAGATAACCGCTGTACCATACTTTTATGACAAACAACTTAGACGATATATTCAACAGTTTATCCGTATTTTTGCAGGCTTTCAAGTAGCCATGCACAGTGACGCTGAAGGAAATGTTGTATATCAAACTGCACCTGTACGCTACGGTGATGTGAGTAGAATGGCGGCACATATTGTAAGAGAAAACAGTGAGAACATGACTCAAACAACACCATTTATAAGTTGTCATGTAACAGGTTTAGAAACTGCTCCAGATAGAAGAACAAGTCCACAGTACGAAGAAACTGTTCCTGTCTTTGAGAAAAAATATGATGAAGCTACAGGTAGTTATATAAATGAACAAGGTAACGCTTATAGTATAACAAGACATCAGCCTGTGCCTTATAACTTAACAATGCAAGTAGATGTTTGGACATCAAACACAGAACAAAAACTACAGTTGTTAGAACAAATACTAGTGTTGTTTAATCCTACACTTAACATACATACTAGTAATAATCCATTGGATTGGAGTACATTAAGTTACGTTGAATTAATTGCTAGCACTTGGAGTGTTAGAGCTATCCCAAGTGGAATAGATGATATTATTGATATAAGCACAATGACATTTACAATGCCTGTGCTAATTAATCCACCAGCAAAAGTTACAAAACAATCTATTATTCATACTATCATTGACAATATTGACGATGTTAACGA